TTGACATATCTTGCTGTCTTAAATTTTGTGCTTGACCAAATCCTTGTGCCAATGATGAACCTACTGCGTCAGCTCTTTGTCTTGCTAACTCTGCACTTTGTATTCCTTGTCTTGCTCCACCAAACGCACCTGCTTGAGCTGCAGCAGCACGATCAGAAGCAAATCTATTTGCTGCATCTTGAAAAGCTTGTGCTTGTAATTGAGCTGTTAAATCTCCTGCTCTTTTTGCAGTTTCAGCTTGAAGAGTAGCTTCTTGTATTCCTTGTCTTGCTCCACCAAACGCACCTCTTGAAACAGCTTGTGCTCTAGCTGTTTGTTGTGCTCTAGCAGATTCTTCTTGTAAATTTCTTATTGCGTTATTAGCAACTGTATCTATAAAAGGATTCATATACTGATTCGCAATATCAGTAGTAAATTGAGTTCCTGCTATATTAGCTGCCGTTCTAACTCTTTCTTGAGCTTCTGGTATTACACCAGATTGACCGAACTGTCCTAAATTAGTTGCAGCTTGAGTAATTGCAGCATTTTGAAGAGCAGTTAAATCTGCTATACGTTCACCTTCAAACGCTTGAAAAGGTTGTTGACTTGCTGCATTAGCTCTTGCAAATACATTTTCTTGTAAATCTTTAAAATATTGTGGGATTTCATATTGTACTGTACCTTGACTAGGTGCTTGTACTACTGTAGATGTAGGTCTAAATAAGCTTCCCATTATAAATTATCTCCATATGTGCCACCAAGGTATTCAAAGTTTTGTCTTATTAACCATTGATGTTTTCTATCAATATCATGTCCTTGCGTCATTTCAAGTATCAAAGGCATTTTGTTTATTTTAACGTATTCTTTAACATATTCTAGCAATTTTTTTGCTATTCTACTATTTCTTTTTTTACTGTCTACATAGAGCCAATTAACTCTAAAAAACTTCTTGTCTGTATACCAAGTATCTTCATCAACTACTGATATAGTTCCTACGATTTTATTATCTTTTTCAGCTACTATTACAAAATTATTATAGATTATATCGTAAATATAAGAATCTCCTTTCCTAGTATTAGGTTTTCCTAATCTTAGTGGCGATTCATCAAGCCAGTTTAGTAGTAAATTTCTAATAGGCTTTACGTCTTCTAAAGTAGCTTTCCTATAATTAACCAATTAACCCTTTCGATTTTAGAGCATCTATTAAAGTAGCTAAAGTATTTGCGACAGTAGCCAAGTTAGCTGATGTAGGATCTAAACTTTTATTAGGAGTTACATTACTAGTAGTAAAACCTGTTTCTGCTGGCTGAGTAATTTCTAATAGATATTGTTCTAAGTCAGTAATAGCTTGATTATATACTGTCATTAATTCATCATCAGATCTAGCTATAGGAAGGCTAGGAGGTCTCTTAAATGCCATTATCTTTTACCATCTGGTCGAGCATCTACTCTTAAAGTTCCGAATCTCCACCTATCGTCTACAGTAGAATTACTGCTTATCTTTACAGCTACTTGTCTTCCTCTCGATCTAGTATTAATTTGTTTAGTGCTAGTTGTAATATCTTTTTCTCCTGACTGAGTTTGTGTATCAGTAGGAAACTCTCTAGATAATAAATTCATTTTTACAGTTCCTTGTAAGTTTTTAAAATCTGGTATGTATCCTCTAATAAACATGAACTGATCTCCGTCAGCTATATCTACATCTCCACTTGTAATAAATGTGCTCATTACATTTCCGTTATCTGATTCACCAGTTTCATGTTCATATATAAAGCTACGACCTGCACTAACTCCATTTAAAGTATCTGAAGTTGCAGCAGTAGAACTAGCATCGTATTCAGTAGCTTGAGGAATACTAAATACTCCTTGATCTACCCATGCACTTCTACTTAAATTTCCAATATACCATACTTGTTCTTGATAATTATAAATTACATATCTATCTACTTGACTTGAATTAGATGAACAGTAGAACCATATAACTTCATTAAACTCATTATTCTCACCAGCATACACTTGAGTATTTTGAGCTGTATTAATATCACTAAAAACATAATTTTTTACACTACAGGGAAGTTCTTGAATACTTCCTCTGTAAATCATAAATCTTCCCTCTGACATCCAGTAAGCTGTATCGTTTACTACCACTGCTGAGTTTAATCCTACAGCACCACAATCTGTTCCTAATAATCTAAAACCAAAAGTAAAAGGAGGGCCTACAAACTGCATACTGTGAAGTGCTTGATCAGTCCACACTAAGATTTCATTTCTAGTTTTTTTAGCAGATATTATTCTACTTCCCTCACCTAATCTTTGAGAGCCTGCTGTATTAGTTGTACTAGCTGTCCATTGAGTAAAATTTTCTTGATCTGACCATCTAATTAACATAGTATCTTGAGTGCTAGGTGTTCCTATCGTTACTTCAGTTCCAAAACAAATTAAATGTCTATCAGGAGTAGATACTAAACCAGTAACTGAAGCTGTAGGAGCATTACTAACCGCTGTCATACGATTATTAGCTAACCCTGCTGAAGTATCCCATTGATAAGTGCTATCGTTCTTTTTCCAACCATATAAATCTTCACCAGCATTATCGAAACTCCACATACCCATATCTAAAGTAACGTTAGAAGTAGATCGAGCTGTACCCCAAGTTTCAGTATTCCATGTAGATGTACCCCAACCATAGCCTAAAGTTTGAACATCTGGTTCAGTTGTTAATTCAAATTTAGCGTTTCCGTTTCCTTTATTAGTTATACCAGAGCCTGATTCAGCAGATGGCATTTGTATAAAGAAAGCGTTTCCGTTTGCCACTCCTTGTACCTCAAACTCTCCTGTTGTAAAGTTAGAAGTTGTAAAATTAGTATCTGAAGTTAATGAAGATATAGTATCAAATATAACGAAATCACCAGCACTAGTTCCATGACTATTAATAGTTACAGTAACGTTAGCACTTCCGTTAGTAGTAGTAAATATATTCGTTAAAGAAGTATTACTTTGTCTAATAGGAGTAACATTATATAAGTTACCTCCGTTAAAAATGTAAACTTTCTTATTAGTTCCTAAACCTATGTATCGACTTCCGTCTAAATCGAACCATGCTTTTATTCCTCTTACAGCTCCTACCATAGCTGTACTTGCTTTTTTTAACCAGCCTCCTATTTTTTGAGGAAGACCAAATCTAAATCTTACTTTATCACAATCTACCCATGCTCCTTCAGCACCATACTCAGTATTTTCTTTATCTATTCCTGATCTGAATTGAACTTTCGTATACATTAGCCTTTTTTTAATTTTAACAAGTTACTAATATTATTAGCTTTAACCATCTCATTTCTAAAACTTTCAATTGCAGCACCAGCTTGACTACTTTGTCTAGAATTTTCTATTAATAACATAGGAAGCATAGCAATAGCACAGCCATACTCGTCAACTTCTTCACCAGTTTGAGGGTGAGTGCCTCTTATTTGAGTAAACCAAGCACAGTCAAATTTTTTACAAGGAGTAAAATTATTGAGAGGACAATTATCTTTAATTTCAATTTTCAATTTAGTCTTTTGCTGCAATAATTAAATCTACATATTGCACATCTAAATTTAAGTTAGTAGAAAAACTATGAGTATGTGAATCACCAGCTAATGAACCAGCATCGTGAGTATGGCCACTACCTCCTCCTTGATAATCAGTATAAAATCTTTTAGCACCACTTGAGTTACCAGTATTTCTAGTACCTGCACTAACGCTATCGCCAGTACCAAATTCAACGTGACCACCTTCTAAGTGTCTATGTGAAGGTATTTCACTTAAAGTTAGAGTATGAGATCCTGTTGAACCTGAAATGGTAACTGCACTTCCGCCAGTAGTTCCACTAACAGCGTTATTAGTGTTAAATGCTGCAGCAAAAGTATTGCTTCCACCTGAACTTACTGAACCTGTTACAACACGTAAAGCTTTATTATTATGTGTAGTTTGTTTAGTCCAGCCAGTAGGTGCTGCAGATTGTTGAAATAACATTTTAGTTGAACTAGGAAAAGCTTCTATTCCTGTTAAACCTGAACCATCACCAGTTACTGTAGTTGCGTTTAATACTGCTACGTTAACAGTTCCTAAAGATTTAGTGCCATCTGCAAAAAGATCTACCATATCATCTCCGTCTTTGACGTAAGCAACAGTATGAGTTCCTTGAGTAATAGCTATTCCATTAGCTGCATGGCCAGTAGGTGCTACATGTAAAGTATAAGAACCTGTAGTATTATTATGAAAAATATATTCTTTCTCTACTGCTGGTAAAAAAACGTAAATATTACCAGATAGTGTTCCTGTAAATTCAATTACTTTATTAGCGGCTTCATTAGTAGTTTCTACATCTGGATCTCTATTAGAAGACGTTAAAGTAACGTTAGCACTTCCTGCTACAGATTTAGCTAAATAACCTCCTACGGCAGCGTCTATAACTTGTAAATTTTCATTTGTATTATTACCCCATACACCAGCGTTTGCGCCAGCTTCCATTAATTCTAATTTTAATCTAGTTGAATAAGTTGATGCCATTTTATGCCGCTATCTCCGTCCATGTGTTTGTACTCGAAGTATCTACTTCAGTCCACGAATTACTTGCACCTGATATAGGTTGCCAGAAATTAGGTGAACCAGAACTTATATTAGCAGAAATTCCAGAAATTGAAACAATTTGTTGCCCTACTATAGACACTGTTCCTACTGATGTAGTCGCAGATAGTCCTGTTACTGAAAATCCTTGATTATTTTTTACAACTACACTATTTAAAGTAGTCGTTAATCCTTGACCAGTAACAGCAAATGAAACATTAGATAATTGGCTAACGCTTCCTAATGAAACAGTTAGTTCTTGTCCTGTAACATCTGAATCAGTTATGAGCTGAACTGTAACGCTTCCTAAACTTGTAGTAGCAGATTGCCCTTGATAATTATTATTAATAGGAGTATTAGCTTGACCTCCCATAGCAGAGTGATATTGACAGTAATAATATAGAGTAGGAGCAGAAGCGGCAACAGTTATAGTTGTTTTATAAGCACTATCATCTTTTACAACCCCTGTAGTGTATTCACTACCTCCACTATGAGTTCCACCGCTAGTAGTAGAAAATCTAACAGGATGCCCTGTAGCGGCCGACCAATCGAATATGTAAGTGTTACCTTCTTCTAATTCAAGAGTAGGTTGTTGTACTCCGTCAATAACGTATTTATTACCTGATCCAGTAGATACAACAGTTACAGTAAATGTTTGAGTTATTCCTTTAGGAACGATTAAAGCTGAACCGCTCGTAGTTTCATTTCCTTGAGAAACTGTAGCTTCTTGTCCATTT